GGGTACAACAAGTGCAGAGTTTACCTTATCTGGTGGTACACAAGGGGCTGCTGTTACACCTACATCAGTAAACGTATTACGAGAAACTACTTTTGGTACATCTAATGTACGCCCACTTAGAGCAGGGGCAAGTACCATATTAGTGCAAAAGAGTGGTGAGAAAGTAAAAGAAGTTACTTTTGATTTAAATACAGATGGTCTGGTGGGAAGAGACTTAACTATATTAGGAGAGCATCTAGCTAAAGGCGGTTTAACCGATATGGTATGGCAACAAGAGCCAGAACTTATTTTATGGTTTGTGCGTTTTGATGGAGTATTAATAGGTCTTAGCTATGACCCTGCAAACAATACAGTTGGTTGGCATCAGCATCCATTTGGTAATTCAGGTGTGGTAGAAAGTGTAACATCCATTCCTAGCGGTACAGAAGACCAAGTATATTTATCGGTAAAGCGTACTATCAATAGTATTACAACAAGACATATCGTATATCTTAAATCATTTAATTTTAGTCAGAAAGTAAGAGATGTTTTCTTTGTTGACTCAGGTGTTACCATAGAAAACACAGCTAAGACGATTACAGCTGCGTCATTATCTACAGACCAAGTAAGCAGTGTTACAATAGACCATCAGACAGTTACCATTACATCTTCTTCACATGGTTTTAGTAATGGAGATGATGTGGTTATCAATGATGTTGTGGGAATGACAGAACTAAATGGCGATAGTTTTACCGTATTTAACTCGCAAACAAATACATTCGAGTTGGCAAACCCAGCAACTAAAAGCATCAAATCAATTACCAAAGCTAACCCTGCTAACATCAATATTGACAATCATGGCTTTGCTACCAATGACCAGATAGCCATATTTGATATAACAGGTATGACAACGGTTAATAATACAGGAGTTATCGTAACCAAAGTAGATAATAATAATTTCACGATAGGTGTTGATTTAAGTGCAGTAAGTGGATTCCCAGCAGCCAAAGTAAATAATGGCAGTGGTATAACCAGTGGTGCTACAGTCATTGATATCGATAATGTGTCAGGTACAATATCTACAGGTATGGTAGTTACAGGAACAAACATTGCTTCGGGAACAACCGTTGTTGCGTTAGCTGGACAAACTAAGATTACCTTATCTACTGGCACAACAGGTGCAATCAGTGATAATGCAGATTTAGTATTCTTACCGAATAGTGGTGTCGTGCGTAAAGCAACCAATGGTACGCCTTTTACAACCTATATATCAGGCGGTGAAGTACGTAAAAAAGTATCTGCTGTTACAGGCGTAAATCATTTAGAAGGCGAAACAATAGCTGTTTTGGTAGATGGAGCAAGTCATGCAGATAAGACTGTTACAAATGGCAGTATCACACTAGATAGAACTGGCGGTGTAATTCATGTTGGGTATAACTATGACTCTTTAGTTAAGACTTTGCGTATGGAAGGTGGTGCAGAAGACGGTATATCACAAGGAAAGATAAAAAGAATACATGGCGTAACAGCACGATTTATAGATACAGTTGGTGCAGAAACAGGGCCAGATGTAGATAATCTTGACCGTATGCCATTCAGAGATAGCAGTATGGCTATGGATGGCCCGATACCATTATTTAATGGCGATAAAGAGATATTCTTTCCATCTGGGTATGATAATGATGCACAGGTTGTTATAAGACAAAACCAACCTTTACCTATGACCATACTTGCAATTATGAGAAGGTCTAATACATTCGATGCTTAAACTAAGAACATTTGATAAAAAAGATATAGATAACATAGACTTAGAGTTTGTTATTGAAAAGCAACACAAAGATGCTTTCATCGCACCAGAGCGCATACATGGTTATACCTTAATGTATGATGATGTTATATTAGGTATGGGCGGTATTCATTTTATGTGGGGCAAGGTTGCAGAAGGTTGGTTTTTTATATCTAAACTAGGTAAGGTAAAATACAAATCTGTGGTAAAGCATACCTATTATATGTTTGATGTAATAGAAACAGAAAACAATATTAATAGAATACAGGCTAGTGTTTCAGCAGATGACCCAACAGCAATACGATTTGCAAAATGGCTTGGGTTTGAGAATGAGGGTTTGATGAGACAATATGGTGTAGATGGCGGTGATTATTACCGCATGGCGAGGATAAAGTAATGAGTGCTTTACAAGCAATCGCAGTAGGTGGTCAGGTTCTTGGCGGTATCATGGGTGCAAAAGGTGCAAACGCAGCTGCACAATCTGCACAAGCAGTTGCTGAATATAATGCACAGGTTGCTGAAAATGAAGCAATCCTTCTAGCAAGACAAAAAAGAGAAGAAGAAGCTGCGCTCAGAAGGCAGTCTGACAGGCTTATAAGCACTCAGAGAGTCGCTACAGCAACTTCTGGTATCAGAATGTCTGGCAGTCCGTTACAGGCTCTAGCAGATGCTTATTTCAACACAGAGAAAGATGCAGCTAGAATACAATACGCATCAAGCATACAGCAAATGCAAAAGGAATCAGAGGCAACTTTATCAAGGCTTGAAGGACAAGCAACAGCGCAAGCATTAAGAATACAAGGACAACAATCACTGCTTGGTGGATTTACCGATGCAGCAGCAACAGGAGCAAGTTTCGTCTGATGCCTAGAATACCATTATATAATCAAGGCGTAGGCCCAACACAAGGATTAGCTGCTGGTCAGTTATCGCCAAGAGCAAACACAACAGCCTTTACCGCACCAGGTAGAGCCTTTGCAGGGTTTCAGCAAACACTATCAAAAGCAGGAAAAGTAGCTGCTGACTTTGAACTAGCACAACAAAAGATAAATGCAGATACGTTAGATACTGAAGTAAAATCTATATTAGATGAAGAGTTTTCTAAATTAGAAAGACAAGAGTTAGATGACGTATCTTTGTATGAAGAAGAGTTAGGAAAAATACAAGAAACAATAAATACTAAAATTGAAACTACTCCAAGAATAAACTCAAGATTAAAATCAACGGTTCAAAACAATTTTGATACACGCTTTTCGGCTTTATCTGTTGGTGGAAAGCAAGTTACTTTTGAAAGAAAAAGAACAAATTTAGCCAATTCATTTATAAAAGGATTAAATTCAAACACTGAAAATGCACGAAAAAATCCAGATTTAGCTGAAGCACTAAGGTCAGATTCACAATTTATTTTCCAAAATGCAAGAGAAGCTGGTGTGGAAACTATGCTTCCAATAACTTTTCAAGAATATTTTTCAAATTTTAAATCGGAACAAATAGCTATTGGTTTGATAAATACACAAGAAAAGGTGCAAAATAAAACTCTTACATTAGCACAAGCGCAAGAAAACTTTAATGACGTAGAAAAACAAATAAAAGAAAGTTCTCGTTTAAATGAAATTACATTTCAAAAGGAGCAAGATTTATTAGCTGATTTACAATCTGTCAGACAAAACTCAGAAACAATCTTTCTTGATAATAGTCTTGAAGTCGTTCAATTTAATTTTCCAAATTTTGATATTGGCACAGTAAACACAATTCAAAGTGGTCTGCAAAAAGGAGAAACAGAGTTTGTTGTAAAAGATGAACAGGGGAATGACAGGCAGATATCATTTGAAGGATTATCACAAGCAAGTTTAAATGAAATAAATGATGAACTTATTAAATTAACAAGTGCCAAAAGAATTCTTGAAAGAGATAATATCATTGGGTTTCTTGGAGAAATGCAAAAAGATGGTGCGCCAAATGAAGATTTTCAACAAGCAGCAGATGCTTTGAGAGATGGAGAAGATTTCACTTACTCAAAACAAGATGGCTCAGTAATTTCTTTTAATTCCTCTTTTTTAAAACAAGCAGTTCAACAGGAACTTTCACAGTTTACAAATAATTTTTTAGAAGACCCTGAAGAATTATCTCAAATAACAATACAAGAGTTTGGTGAAAAAGTAATAAATTCAATTAACTCAAAACCAGATATTGAAAATATCATTCTTGGGCGTTCTGATAATATGAGTCAAAATGAATCAGAAGAAATTACTGCGATAACATTACAAACATTGACTCAATCTACGGTACGAAAGTTACAAGTTACACAGGATGAAAATGAACGTGCAGTGTTGTTAGATAGACTAAATGATATTGAACAAATATTAACAAGCCCATTAAATGACCAACAACCTTTTGAATTTAGAACAGATAATATTGGTAAAATAGCAAACAGCACTTTAAATCAAATATCTGAAATTGAAAAAGAAATTTTCAAACAGAATGTTGAGGAATCAAAAAAAGAAACTATAAAACAGACTATTGAACAAGGCAAGACATCATCTTTAAAATCAATAGGTGTCCCACAATCAGAAATAGACGAAGTTGCTTTACAAACAATGTTTGAAAAAGATGATGATGAAAATTTAAGTGCAGAAGAAAAAACAAAATTAATTGTCAACATTGCTGAAGATACCGGAACAAAATATGTAAGATGGTCAACTTTGTTGGGAGAAGGTTATAAAAACGGTATAAATGCTAATTTGACCCCAGAATCAGAAGATTTCAATTCAATTATTGAAGGGTACAATCTGTATCAGTTTTTAAAAAACTATAAAACAGTTTTAGGTAATCATGCTAAGCCAGAACAAAGAGTATTTTATGATGAGTTAGAAAATAGATTGCCTTTTGAACCGATTGAAAAAGCAATATTAAATACTAGAAAAACATTAGAACTAAAGTTTCCAGACGATATTGCAAACGCACAGTTAAATGATGCAATGGATAATTTACAAAAAGATTTTGACAAAGGATTTCTTGGATTTTTTGGAGGAGAAGAACCGTTAAACAGAGTTGCAGCGCAAAACATTCTTAAAGAAAGAGCAAAGGATTATTTGCAAATAGGAGAAGCTAGAACTGGAAAAGAAGCTCTTCAAAAAGCAAGTGAGGATATCTTGCTTGATTATGTTTTTGTGGAAGGGCATTACCAAATAAAAGATGATTTTAATACAAATGAATCTTTATTTAAAATTAGTATTGAAGAAACTAAAAAAATGTTACTGGAAGAATCTTCTAATAAAGTAAGAGAAAAAGTAATTTTAGACCCACTAGAACAATACGAAGCAAAAGATTTAAAAATTGTAAAAAGTGAATTTTTTGATAAATACATTATTACAGATGACGGCGGAAGACCAATTGATGGCATCGTACTTAATGAAAAAGGTGAGGATACATTAATTAGAAGATTGATTACAATTACACCAGAACAAATGAGAGAACTTGGTGAAAAAAATATAGAAGAAGGTCTGATACAAAAAAGAAAAGAAATTCAACAAAAACAAATAGATAACCTTAATAAAAAGCCAACACCTCTTGGAAAAGATGTTCAATCTGTAAAGAAATTTTATAATGAAAGTTTGTTAAAAAAAGATTTTGAATCTTTTGTTAAAGCACTTCAACAAGCAGAAGAAAACGCTGACAAGTTTCGTAATAAAAAAGGTATTGTAAATGAATGATATTTTCAATACACCTTTAAGAAAATCCTTTAGACGAGTTCTTGCTGATGAAAAACGGTTCGTTGCAAGACAACAAAAAATAGCAGAAGAACAAAACAGAGTTGGTTTCTTTGATGCAGCACAAGCAGCATTGGAAAAAGAAAATAGTTTGTATTGGTTTTTAAGTGGTCTTAATAAAGACGATTATGAAACAGATACATCTAACTGGCTTGATGACAAAACATTTGATGAACTTACAGAAGGTCTGCCAGAGGAAAGTTGGGATTATTTAGAAGAAACTGTAAATCTTAAACACGCAAAAGACCTTAGAGTAAAAGCATTAAAGAGTTTAGAGAATGAACAAACACTTCAATCGTATGGATATGGTGGTGTTGCATTACGAGTTGGTGCAGCTTTAACAGACCCATTAGCGATAGGTGCAAGTGTCGTAACAGGTGGTGCATTAGGTCCAGCCATCTGGGGTTCAAAGGCAACCCGATTAGGAAATGCCTTTCGTGGTGCATTGGGTGGTGCAACAACAAACGCTGCTATTGAAGGATATCTTGTTAGCCAAGACCCAGTAAAAGACCCTTATGATATTTTGTATGGTACAGCAGCAGGATTGCTTCTTGGTGGTGCGTTTGGCGGTTTGGCAAAAACAGCACAGCCAGATTTAGAAGATGCAATAGTTGGTTTGAAAAAAGCAACAGAAGATGCACAAGTTATTGATTATGCAGAACAAATGAGAAGGCAGTTTGGAGATGACCCACAAGTGCAAAATTTACTTGGCTCTACTGCATTATCTACAGGTATGAACCGATGGGCAGATGATATTCAAATACCGAATATGGCTACAAAAAAAGATTTTGATAGTTTAGAAAATGCTCCTTTTTCTATAGGCAATCTTCTAATCAGATTTGATATGGTTGGCAGAATGAAACAAAGTTTGTTGAATACAGTGAGAAAAGCAGCATCTTTATTTGGCGAAGATGGTGTTGGTTTTAACAGAAACAATGCAACCATGTCACCGACAGCAGATATTAAAAGAACGATCCTTTACAACACAGAAAGAGGAAAAGTAGCAGAAGTATTTAATCCTGCTGTAAAACAGCAAGCAAAAACAGATGGTGTGAATATTGTTCAAAGAAATTTTACAAGCTATAGACAAAGATTTGCAGAACAGGTAGCAGACCAAATAGAAAATCCAAGAGCAGATGTTTCAGATGCTGTAAAAAAAGCAGCTAATGTAATTTCTTTATCTTTTAGAGAACTTTTAAGAAGAGCAAAATCGGCTGGTGTAAAAGGGTTTGAGTCAATACCAGAAAACTTGAGATACTTTACCCATCTCTGGCAACCATTTAAATTTAAAGAATTCTCTGTTACTTATGGTGAGCAGAATGTAGTTAAATTATTAAAACAATCGTTATTAAATGGAGACCCAGATTTAACAGATGAGTTAGCTGAAAATATTGCTACTGGTATGGTAAGAAAAATTAAAAAATCAGAGTTTGGAAAAGACTCTGGACTGGCTCGTATATTTACAACAGATGAAAAAGACATTCTAAAAGATATATTAGTTGAAGAAGAAATACTTACAGAAGACCAAGCGCAACGACTTATAAATCTGTTTGGGAGAACACCTCTTGGAGAACCAGCAAGAGCTAAAAGAAGGTTAAAAATTGATGTAGATGCAGAACTTGCGCTCCCTGATGGAAACATTCTTCGTGTAAAAGATTTGATGAACAGAGATGCAGAACAAGTATATGATACCTATGCACAACAATTATCTGGACGCATTGCACTTGCAGAGATTGGTATAAAATCAGAAGATGATTTCAGGCAACTGAAAAGAAATATTGACGCTGAAGCCAAAGAAAAAGGCTTAGAAGAAGAAGCAAAAAAACAAGTCGAAAGTTTGGAAATACTGCATGATTTGTTGCTGGGAAGAAACCCATCATCTGCACCACTTAATGCTAAAGCAGGAAGTAAAACAGCACGAGTAGCGAGATTAATTGCTGATTACAATTTTATTAGATTAATGAATCAAGTAGGATTTGCACAAGTTGCAGAGCTTGGAAACATTATCACTCTTGGCGGTGTAAGAGGTCTAGCACAAGTGATTCCTGAGTTTGGCTCTTTGATACGAAGAACAAAAAATGGAGAATTACAAGACCAAGTTGCAAGAGATATTGTTAATTTTTTGGGTGTTGGTAATGAACGTGCTATTAACCAAGCATTTAATCGTTTTGACCCTGTTGAAAATTATGTATCACAAAACACTACTTTTTTTGATAAAACAATCGAAGGTGCTATCTCCTTTCTTCAACCTCTCAAAAGGGTCACAGCAGATATATCAGGAATGGCCCCAATAACACTTATGTTAGAACGTGCTGCTGCACGAACTGCCATGCAAAATATAACAGATGCGGCATTTAAATCAACGAAGATTTCAGCTAAACGATTGGCTGGTCTTGGATTAGACGAAGATATGGCTGATAGAGTTTATAATCAAATACGCAAACACGCTGTTACTGTAAAATCACCTTTCTTCAGAAATCAAAAACTACGACAGACAAACATGGAAGAGTGGACAGATACAGAAGCAAGAGATGCGTTTACCGTTGCTGTTGTAAGAATGACAAGAAGAAGCATACAACAAAATGATTTAGGTAATTTAAATAAATATATGACTGGAACAATGGGTAAACTCATTATTCAGTTTAGAACTTTTATGATTGTATCCTGGACAAAACAAACTTTACATGGTTTGACAGTAAGAGATTTACAGGCAGCGCAAGCATTTGCTGCTGTAACCATGTTTGCTGGAGCTTCATATGTAGCTCAAACACATCTTAATTCTTTAGGAAGAGATGATAAAAATCAATTTCTAGAAGAAAGATTAAATCCTTTAGAAATAGCAAAAGCTGCTTTTCAAAGAAGTAGTTACGCATCGTTAGTTCCAGCTATTGTTGATACAGGCGCACTTTTTTATACAACAGAACCTGTCTTTGCATACGGAAGAACAACAGGTCTAGCTTCAAATTTAATTAATGGAATACCATCTGTTGATTTAGCAAATAAACTTAGTAAAGCAGTTTTAGGTGGCAGTAGGGCCATATTAAATGACGATTTTCAATGGTCAAAATCACATCAAAGAGCTTTAAATTCATCTTTGTTTTTGCAAAATGCTATTGGTGTAAGGAACGCATTTCAAAAACTTGTTGACATTGCACCAGAATCACAAAGGGTAGAGTAGCACTTTGCTGACACAAGAAAATAAGGTATAAGGATTTAAGTAGGAGTAGATATGACAGTCAGTAGCACTACAACAAAAGTCAGCTATAGCGGTGATGGCACTACCTCTGCTTTTGCCTATAGTTTCAAGATATTCCTAGATACAGAATTAAAGGTTATCGTAAGAACAGATAGCACTGGTGCAGAAGTTACTAAAACAATCAACACAGATTATCTTGTAAGCAATGCTGGTGAGCAAGATGGTGGCACTGTTACGTTTAAGTTTGATACTGGTAATTCTGATGATAGTAATTACGATACAACAGACAGAAGACCACAAAGCGGTGAGACTGTATTGCTTAAACGTGTAATGACACTTACGCAAAACACAGACTATACACCTAATGATAGCTTTCCAGCTGCTGCACATGAAGATGCACTAGATAAACTTACATTTATAAATCAACAGCAACAAGAAGAGTTAGATAGAACATTTAAGTTTGCAGAAACAGATGTAGATGCACAGGATTTACCAGCATCAGCAGAACGAGCAAATAAATATTTAGGTTTCAATTCAGAGGGTAATGCTATTGCGGTTGATGGCACTACCAATGCAACAACCATATCTACCTTTGGTGCAACATTAGTTGATGATGCAAATGCAAGTGCAGCTAGAACCACATTAGGATTAGGTTCATTAGCTGTATTAAGTGCAGTTGCAGATGACAGTGTTACAAATGCAATGATGGCAAATGATAGTGTTGGAGCAGACGAATTAATAGATAATTCAGTTGGTGCAGCTGCTATAAATATTTCTGGTAATGGCTCATCTGGTCAAAGAGTTGTTTCAGATGGAGATGGTAGTTTTAGTTATTCGACTTTTACCGTTGCAACAGTTCAAAGAATTACAAGCTCTGGCACATGGAATAAACCTTCTGGGTGTATGTTTGTAAGAGTAACCGTTGTTGGCGGTGGTGGCGGTGGTGGTGGTCTTGATGGTAATAGTAATAGTCAAGAATTATTTTCTGGAAGTGGCGGTGGCGGTGGCACTGCAATATCAATGATAGATGTATCAAGCGTTTCTTCAGTTTCTGTAACAGTTGGGGCTGGTGGTGCTGGGGGTGCAACTGCAAATGATGGTGCAACAGGTGGCATC